TATCTGTTTCAGCAGATATGTCATGTGTAAGCGTTACTGTGTTAGTTGTTAAACCAGTAAAACGATCTTGAATACCAGAATCAAAAGTAGTGCTAGGTTGTTGTCCAATGTAGGTCACTCTTAAGTAATCTCCATTATTGATAATGCACCAGAAACTTTATCAGCTACTGAACAATCTATCTTTAGTACATCTGTAGTTTCCATTACAATCTTGCTACCAGCCAAAATTTCTAAACTAGATTTTGCTGGAATAACAACATCTTTAGCTAGAAACGCAGTACCATTAGCTACATTGTTTGCTCCATTACGATTTGCAGTATCACTAACCAATTCTACTTCAACAGATACAGAAGTAGTATGGATATTAGTAAGACGTAAACCGAGAACAACAGTAGTTGTACTACCAGCTACAGTATACATTGTATAAGGTGTTCCAGCCGAAGCTGGCTCAGCTGCAAAAGTTACAGTTTTAAATGTATTAGCCATATTCTCCTTTCTATCCGAGAGCTATTGCAAGAGCAGTTGGATCTGTTGCTGCAATAGTTAATGTTTCATTACTACCATTATTGTTTTCTGTAAACGTCACATTGTCACCAGCAACCAATTTACCATTTAAAAAACCAGCAGTAGAATCGTTAGAACTAACCTTAGTTTTAACATCTGTGTCAGCAGTTATATTCTGCCAAGCCGATCCATCATAATATTTAAGAGTATTAGAACTTGTATTAAAAGCAAGATCACCAGCATCAAGACTAGAACTAGGATCACTTGAGTCTATTCTATATCTAGCTGCAAAATTATTTACATTACTAATATTTGATGAAACAGTATTAACATTTGAAATTGATCCAGCAACAGTTGCAATATTTCCAACAACACCAGAAGCTCCAAGTGTTGCCATATTTGTTACATTTGCAGAAGTACCAAGAATATTTAAGTCAGTAACAATATCAGAGGTAGCTAAAGTATTTAAGTCAGATACTATGTCAGAAGTTGCTAAAGTATTAATGTCAGAAACTATGTCAGAAGTAGCAAGGGTATTTAAATCAGAAACTATATCACTTGTTGCTAAAGTATTAAGATCACTTACAATATCTGATGTTGCTAAGATTGCCATATCAGCAATAACATCAGAGTTACCAAGCAGAGCCATATCAGCAATTACATCAGCATTACCTAATAAACCCATATCGGTTACAACAGCACTTGTGCCTAGTAATCCCATAGCAGTTACATTAGCCGAAGTACCTAAATGCCCCATAGCTGTTACATTGGCAGAAGTTGCCAATAAATCCATGTCAGTTACGATTGCTGAAGTACCTAGTATTGCTAAATCTGCTACTGCATCAGAAGTACCTAATCTTCCAATCTCGGTAGCTTTTCCAGCTACAGCACCTATATCAGAAGCATCTGCGGCAACAGTTGATACATCACTCGCAATATTTTCTACTGCTGCTACATCACTGGCTATTGCAGCCACAGCCGATACATCAGAAGCTATTGCAGCTACAGCTTGTACGTCAGTAATTGATTGACTAAACTCAATAGCATTACCAGAAGAATTAACCGATAATACTTTGTTAGCTACTAACTCAGGGAATATTAAATTGTATGCAGTTGATGATGAAGAAGAAGCTCTAGGAGATAGTTTAATATCTACTCCTTTTTGTTGTATCATTGCAACAAGTTTATCTAATTCTGTATTTAATGTTTCTATTGGGAATGTACCTGATGTTGGAAAATCAGTTGATCTAGAAATACTTAAATTTCTAAATATAGTATATTTATCATTTACAGTAGCTCCACCACCTAAAGTAATATTACCACCACCACTAGCTCCAGCTCCAGTTACCGAATATTGTGCAGCACTAGATGGACTAGAAGCTAAAGTTAATGTAGTATCTGTTCCACTAGAAGTTTTTATTACTACTAAATCTGCATCGGCAAAAAATTCAAATGGTACACTAAATGCTGTTTGACCACCACTAGCAGTATATTGTACTCTAGGATCTGTTGCTGATATTGTAATACTCATCTAAGTCCTTTTTGTTCTATCTCATCAAATAATGAATCTAAAAACCATACATTTTGAAACGGTAAAAGTCTACGCACATTCCTAGCTGTATGATGGTTATACTTACCACTACCCCATGTCCACATTATATCTGATATATTAGCTATTTGACTAGCAGTAGGTCCAAGAACATCTGGTACAGGATTATTAAATATATCTCTATAAGTACCATAAGGTTTTTTAGCTCCTAATAATGGTCTTAATCCTATTTCATTATTACCTAATCTTTCAATAGCATTATTAATATCAGAATAAATACCACCTAATCCTGATCTATCAAATGCGTCTACAATTTTTTGACCAAATGGTTTTTTAGAATAATTTCTATTAAATGCTTTTTGTCTAAATGCATCTACACCAGCTCCAGCAGCTAATAATAATAATACTCCACTAAAGAAATTAGCATCTTTTTCTTGTAGTCCTCTTAATAATATTCTTGATGTTGCTGCCATACCAAATTTTTTAAATTGAGTAAGTAATCCACCCATTTCAGTATTTGCCCATAATGGCACATCACCTTTACTTGGAGTAACAATATCAATATTAGCTTGTTTACCTATTGCTTGATGATAAACTTCTGCAGCTTCTTTATCTACCCATTCGTCAGAATTAGCTACTCTTAATGATTTATATGTATCTCCATTTTCTTTCCATTTTCTAGCATTTTTTCCATAACCATATTTAGTATATTGTTTATATATTCTTTTTGCCATAGAATCACTAATACCCATACTTCTTAATCTAGCCATATTTACTTTAGATATTTTGCCAGTAAGTATTTGTGTTTCTATTGTATCAAATATTCTTGTACCATTATATAATGACGCAATATTTTTTACTGCTGTATTCCAAGGATTAGATAAATTTAAATAAGTAAAATATAAATTACCCATACTACTAGCACTTCGTTCAAATTTATTAAACACACCAAAAGCATCATCTAAACCATACATAGCCATAGCTCTTGTACTAGCAAACATATCTAAAGATTCACCACCAAGTTGAGTAGTTTTTAAATTCATTTTATATATTTCTTTAAAGTAACCACTTGTTAATAAATCCCAAGAAATTTTATAAGATTTACCCATACCATTTATCATTACTAATCTAGCTACATCTACTGTTTGTGCTATTCCAGTAAGCATAGTCATAGCATTATATAATTTCATTAATCTAATACCTCTGCTAACAGATCTATTAGGATCTTCTGCCAAACCATATGTTCCTCTAAGTAAATGAATACCAGCATCTAAATCTTTTAATATTTTATTTTTTTGTTTTTCTAATGCTGCAGCTTGTTTTGGATTTTTAGCTGCTATAATCATTTCATCATATACTTCAGCAATTTGTTGTATTCCCATTTGATTTTGTTTTGGAATATAATTTGTACCAAATCCCATAGGATCACCAAATGCTTTAGTAATTTCAATGTCAGGAATTGTTTGATTAAAATACATTTTATTTAATGTTTGTGTATCTGTTTCAATAAAACCTTCTTTTGATAAATGTCTGTAATCAATATCTATTGTTCGTTGTTTAAACCTATTAGATATTTTATTTATTTTTTCTATATACCCATCAATGTCAGCCGAAGTTCCTTTACCAGCAGCTATTTTTAATTCATCTGCTAAATTAGGCATAGCTATTACAGGTTGATATCCTTTAAATCCTTCTGCAATATCTAATATTTCATCTTGTGTAATTGCTGGATTTCTTTCTCTTAAAGCCATACCTAAAGTTTTTACAAACTTATCAAAGTTTGCGTCAATAACATCTCTACGATAAACAACATTAATATAATTATTTATTAAAGATCCATTTTCTTTTACGTATTCTAATCGTTTTTCCATTTTAGCAATTTGTAAAATATATTCTTCTCTTTTTTTACGATTTTTAGTTTTAGCTAAAATTTTTTGTAAAAAATTAATATGTCCTTGCATTGCTTTTTGTGGTATTTTTAAAGTGTCATATTCTTTACCTATTGTTCTATAAAAATCATCAATAGCTTTTGATGCAGTAATTACATCTTCATCAAATACTGTTTGTGTTCCATATCTTTGACCCATTTTATATTCCCAAATATTTTGTCTAAATTCTTTAGGTGTCATATATGCTTTGTTTTTTACAAATTTTGTATCTAAACCTCTTTCTAAAAAGTTTTGACTTTTAGCTCCTTGTCTAGCTAAATAACTATTATATGCAGCTTCTATTTTTTTTGTAGTAGTAACAACTAATGGAGCATAACGCATTTTAATTTTACGTTCTATAGTTGGACTACTTATAATATCCTTTAAATTTTTATTTTGAAATAAAGGAATTTCTAACATTCTTTCCATCATTTCTTGAGCTTCACTTACTCCTTGTTTCATAACTCTAAATACAGGATTGTATGGGCCTTGCTCACCAAATATACCTAAACCAGTAGGAGCTATTTTATTCATTTCTTGTATTTGTTCTTCTGTCATTATTCTGCTACTTCTTGGTACAGCAGCACCAGTAGTACCAGCAGCAAATGCATCTTGTTCATCATACATAGCTGCATACTTATCAAATCTTTTAGCAGATTTACCATTAGCTATTGCTGGAAATAATGCTGGAACTATAAATCCAGCAGCAGTTATAGTAGTTCTTTCTGCAGCTGTTCTTGTATCATCAAGTGCGCCTTTAATAGCTTCTTCACCACCAATAATACTTCCACCTAATGCACTTCTTTTTAATCTACTACCAGTAAGTAAAAGATTAGCACCTTTGGTAAACATAAATATACTTGAAGGATCTGTAAGACCTCCAAATATTCTTCCAATTATATAGCCTGGATCTCCATTTATAGATTTCATTTTCTTTTTAAATCTATCTAATAAATATGTAGTATGATCTTCACTTTTAGAATGTAAAAAGTTACCCATAAAATCTTTATAGGGGGCTAATTGTGGATCATAAAAAGGATCGTAACTTACATCTACTTTATATAAATCTGGTCTATTATCAAATACAGTTTGTACTAATTTTTTTGCACCAATCGCTACAACGTTTTCATCAAGAACACCTCTTGCTATATTTACAAAATTAAAAGTTGTAGGTTGTTTATCTTGTTTGTAAATATTATTATCTGTTTGATAATAAGGATCTCCATTAGCAATATATACGTCAGGCATTATTTTATTTCTATAACTGGCATATTTTCATCTTCTTTTAAAGAAGGTAATTGATCGTCATATTTTGGGAAAGGTGCTGCAGTAGAACTGCCTTGAGCCCATTTTTCTAACAATGCAAAGTTAGTTAAAAATCTTCCTCTATATTGCATATATCTAGAACTATCATTAAATAATTCTTGTCCTATTGTAGATTCAGGGTACATTTTATAAGTTTGATTTTTATTATCATATCCAATATATGCTTTTACATCTTGAACATCTGGATCTGAAAGATCAAATATATTACCAGATGGTTTATCTAATAAATTACTAGGAATATAAGAAGCAAAGTTTCCTAAATATCCTAATTTTTCTTCTGTTGTTTTTGCAGTTAAAGCACCTTTTACTGCTGATTTCATTCTATCTCCAATAAAACTACCATCACTATTAAAACCACTTAAATAACTTAAATCTAATAAAGCCATCATTAAATAACTATTTTCTGGTTTAGCTAAATCTTCACCAAAAAAATTAACTAAATCATCTTTTTTAATATTCATGTAATTAACTGATATATCCATACCATCTGATCTTTTTAATTGTTGTTCACCTTTTAATAATAAATCAATATTATATCCTTTATTAATTAATTGATTAGTTACCCATTTATCATTTAATGATAATCCAAATCCTATTGTTGGATCATTAAGATATTTTCCATTTTGATTTTTTTTAGATAAATGTTCATAAGAATTATTTTTATTCATAGGATCATAAACTGTTTTACTAAATGCTCCTTCGTTTTTATATATATGAGCTAAGTAAGGATTACTTATAAAATTATTTTCATTTACTTTATTTAATTTAGTTTGTTCTATATATTCTTTTTGTGCTT